GTGTCGGGGAGTAGCGCAGCCTGGTAGCGCATCTGCTTTGGGAGCAGCCTTCACTTTACCCGCCTAAGCGTTGGTTTCGCTAGATTTTCCACCTCACCCAATTGCCCTTGGTCGGGACTATGTCGGGAGTGGTGTGCATTTTCCATAATTTCGAGCAGATCGTCGCCCGTCACATGGGCATATCGGGCCGTCGTCTCGATGCGCGCATGGCCGAGCAGCTTCTGCGCTGCCTTGAGGTTTCCGCTTGATCGTACAAGGCGCGTGGCGCTGGTATGGCGCAGGTCGTGGAAGCGGAAATCGGTGATCCCTGCCTCCTTGAGCATGCGCCGCCAAGTCCGGTCCCAGCCCTGTTTGCTGTAGGGGTAGCGGTGACCGGCCAGGCGTTGAGGCTTACCCGGCTTCTCAGGGCGTGGCCGCTTGCAGACATAGCTGAACACGAAGCCGCCACTGTCCTTCTTGGGGCGGTTGGCGATGATCTCCTTCATGCGCTGGGTCAGCGGGAAGGTGTGCCAGATGTCGCCCTTGGTGTGGACCGAGGCAGTACCGCGCTTGAGGTCGATCTTCGACCATAGCAGCGTCACGATCGCGTTCTTGCGCTGGCCTGAGAGCAAGGAAAACTCAACCAGGTCGGCAAGGTCCGCATCTTCCGCACGCAGGCGGGCAAACAGGGCATCTTCCTCCTCGGGCGATGCCTCGCGAATGCGCTCCTGCTTCTCCGCCAGCTTGTGCTTTTTCCAGTCGATCTCGCCGATTCGATAGCGGCCGGACAGGAACCGGATCAGCCGTTTGAGCAACTCAACCTCGCGGTTCACGGTCGCATTCGACACGAGGGGCGGCGGTGGCGAAGGTTGCTCACCCTTCTTCACGCGCCGGACCTTGCGCACGCCGCGGCGCTTGCGCTCTGATCGGCGCACAGCAACGAACCGGCTGACGGTCAAATCGTCGATGTCGTGGGCCAAGGTTGTCCCCCCGATCAGCCGCACCAAGTTGCCCAGTTGGTATTCGGTGGTCGCGCCGTTCGCTTCGAATTGGCCCTTGTCGTCCCAATAGAGCCCCGCCCCTAGGTCGAGGGTGATCGTCGGCTTCTCCCGGCGGCCCGATGCAATCTCGGTGCGCAGGTCGCGCTCGTAACGCTCCGCGTCGCGCTTCGACACGCAGTGCGTCGATCCGTGATAACGGATGCCCTTCATCTGGAAGTCGTAGTGGTAGAAGGGCTTGCCCTTGGGCCGGTAGATGGTCACCGCACTTGCCTCTTTCGCTGGCTAAACGGCACGACATTGGCCTCGGGCCGCGCCCCGCTGACAGACTTCTGCCTCCCCTTGGGCTTCTCGTTCATCCGCGACGGCTCGATCCGCACATGTGCCTGAACATAATCGTCGCAGTCCTCGGGTCGATAGGCGATTCGACGGGTCGAGACGGCAACATAGCGGATGCCGCCGCGCCTGCGGATCTCGCGCAGGCTCGACAGGCTGATAAGCAGGCGTCGGGCGGCCTCAGCCTCAGTCAGAAGCTGGGTCATGCTGCTTCCTTTGGAAAAAGATCGGTCTGGTTACCCCATGCTTCCCACCCGGACCGCGCTTGGCGCGCGAACAGCTCGGCATAGGGGCCATGGTAAAGCGCTTCGACGTCGGCGTGCAAGGCGTCAGGCTTACGGCTATGCTCGCGCACCGGAGCAACGATCAGGTTCCTGATCGATCGCGACCTGACCTTGGGCTTGCCGATCGTGCCGAGCAGGTAGAACTCGGCGGCCGAGCGGAAGCAATAGCCGGTGCCGAATGCCCAGCGCTCGCCCGTGCTCGATTGCTTCGCCCAGGCGCCGGCCGACTTGAACGTGAAGCCCCATGCCTGCATCAGATGGATGGCATCCGGCAGCATCGGCGCGGTTGCCCACATGAACAGCGCGCAGTCCGGCCCGGCCAGCTGGTGAACCGGCAGCGCGGCAATGTCGGCGGTCCCCATGCAGTCGTAATGGGCCACCGGGTTTTTCACCTCGCCCTTGGCGCTGTAGTTGCGGAAGTACCAGGGAGGGTCCGCGATGATTGCGCCATAGGACAGTGGGCGCAGGGTGCCGAAGGGCCAGGTCATGCGGACAGCCCTCTCCGGAAATCCCGCACGAGGAAACCCGTGACAGAAGGCGCCATCGAGCGGGGAGCCCTCCAAGGCCGCCTTGCAAAACCGCAGGCAGCGGGATTGGACAGCCCCTTAAACCGGAGCTTTTTCTGTATGCCAAAACTCCAATCCAATCGCTCGCGCAAGAAAGAACGCGACTTGTTCAAGTCCCACCACACCTGCTCGCTGGGAGATTTCGAGGAAAGGAAAGCCAAGATCGTCATGCCGCGAACCTCTCGAAAAAATCGGGCTGGGCAGGGTTGAGCAGCAAAGCCCCCCACTGCTCCGCAATCGCGTCGGCGAGGCCCGGAAAGGTCTCGCTGCGCAGGCGTTCCAGGCACATGGCCAAGCTCATGCGACGACTTTTCGCGCCGCATCCGTGATGGCCTCGACCATCGCGATACGGTTTCCGATCCAAGCCATGACGTCAGAGCACAGCGCCAGAAACTCAGCGTCGCTCAATTCGCGCTTGGCGAGGTTGGCCTCTGTGCAAACCCAACGAAGATTGCCGATCGCATCTGTCCCCCCACGTGCCTTCGCAACGATGTGATCAAGATGGGCTGTGTCTCGCGTGAGACGGCGCCCGGTCATGGCGCATTGACCGCGCTGCAACTTCCAAAGCCGCGCCAAATCTGCGGTCGAAGCTTTCCCCGCACCACGCAACTTCATGGCCCGTCCCCAAAAAAAGCGGCGGGCGTAGTAGCTGCGCATCTTGTCGAGTTGCTTTTCTCGATTGCGCTGGTGATAGTTCCGGCTGTAGGCGCGCGCGCCATCGGGATCTTCGGCGCGCTTGCGGGCCATGAACTCGCGTTTCGCCTTGCGCACTTCGTCGGGACTACGCGGCATAGGCCGTCTCCCTGGCAAGATTTTCGACCTGTTGGATGCGCTGGCCCAGCCAAAGCATACAGGGCACGGCCATGCTGTTACCCAGCGCCTTGTAGCGTGGGCCGTCGGCGGCAGGCTTTCCTCGATGGGGAACGTCGGTCCAGCCATCGGGGAAGCCTTGCAAGCGCTCGCATTCCGTGGGCGTCAGGCGGCGGACGGCATGGGCAGTACCAACACCATGCTGTGCACCGGCTTGCAGCGTAAACATGGGATCAGCCTCACCGCCGATTCCGATACCTGCGCGATGGTCATCAGTGCTCACGCCAGTACGCTTGCCGACTTCTTGGAGCGGGTAGGCCACAGCCATCGTGTGCGTGACAGACAGCGCGGGAGATCGATCTACGGCAGAGGCGCATTGCGTGCCGGACATTTCAGCAGGGAACGCTACCGGTATCAGATTGTGGTGCTCGTCCCCTGCCGGCCCTGCCGTGCCCTTGGCCCACTTTGCGCTCATTGCTTGGCCTACGATATCGGGGATCAGGTGCCCGGCCTGTCCTTGATTGTCATCTACGCCGCATGTTCCAACGCCGTTTGCAGTGAGGGCGGCAACTGCCGACCGCGCTTGGCGGCGCGGCGCAGAATGCCCCGACAGGCTGTGGCGCTCAAAAAGAACTGCTGCGGCACGGCGCCAGTCTCCAAGATATCCGACAACGAAGACGCGACGGCGCCGCTGTGGAACTCCAAAGTGCTGAGCGTCCAGGACTCGGTAGGCGACGCCATACCCGAGTTCGACCATGCCCCCGAGGATGGAACCAAAGTCCCGTCCTCCGTTCGACGACAGGACGCCGGGGACGTTCTCCCAGACCAGCCATCGGGGGCGCTTGCGATCAGCAAGGCGCAGAAATTCAAGCGCGAGGTTGCCACGGCTGTCGTCCAGTCCGCCTCTAAGGCCTGCGATGCTGAACGACTGGCAGGGGGTTCCTCCGACAAGAAGGTCAATTGGTCCATATTGATCGGCCCCGATGGTGGTGAAGTCGCCATGGCAGGGCACGGCGGGGAAGCGGTGCGCCAGAACGGCGCAGGGAAAGGCCTCAATCTCGGAAAAGAAGGCCGGGCGCCATCCGAGCGCGTGCCAAGCCACGCTGGCCGCCTCAATGCCCGAGCAGATGCTGCCATAAGTCATAGTCATGCCGCCCTCCCCAGCGTGCTCTCGACCAGCGCCACCAGATCAGCCAGCGTCATGTCGGCGCGCACGGCGCCATGGGGCAGCTCATCGCCGACCAACTGCTCCTCCACGTCGCACTGGATGCTGATCAGGTGCGCCTCGCAGATGATGCCCAAGTCAGCGAGCGTGTCGTCTGCGGTGATGGTGCGCTTCATCTCAAGGTGGCGGTTGACGATGACGGCCATGGTCGCCTCGGCAGCAGCCGGATCGGTCAGGCGCAGTAGGGTGGCGGTGGTCATGGTGGCTCCGTGATTCACACGATCACCGTGACGCGCTCGGCAGCGCGGGTGACGGCGGTGTAGAGGTGGTTGCGGCGCGCTTCTCGGAAGGCGCCGCTCTCGTCGAACACGATGACATTCGACCATTGGCTGCCCTGAGACTTGTGCACGGTGATCGCCCATCCGAACGTGAACTCATGCGTCCCGCGCTTTTCCTGCCACGGGATGTCCTTCTCGGACCCGTTGAAGAACTGCTCGAAGACAGTGACCTCGACCGGGTCGCGCTTCTCGTCGAGCGATCGCGCGATCACTGACAGCTTGCCGCCCAGATCAGTCACGTCTTCGGCATCCCACAGTCCGCCGTTGAACAGATGCTTGTCGCTGTTGTTGCGCAGGCAGATCAGCCGATCGCCCGCTGCCGGATGCCAATGCTGATTGCGGCCGTGCAGGCCCTTCAACTGGCGAATGCGGGCATTGTAGTTCGTGCGAGTCCGGTTCAGGCCGCATAGCAGCTGGTCGGCGCCGAGAACGCGCTGGGCCAGCTCGTCGCGGTCAATTTGGCGTTGGCCGATCACCAGGCTGTCGCCATAGGCGCCCGCTGCCAGCGGCTTTCCGGCCCGGATGTCCATGCTCATGCGGATGATCGGGTTATCGCGCGCCTGCCGGTGCACCTCGGTCAGCATGATGTCGGGATCAGCCTTGATGAAGAACCCTTCGTCCTTGACCGGCGGTAGCTGTGCAGGGTCGCCCAAGACCAGAATGCGACGGCCAAAGCTGAGCAGATCCTTGGCGAGATCCTCACCCACCATCGACACCTCGTCGACGATGAGCAAAGCCGCATTCGCCAGCGCGCAATCGCGGTCGAGGATGAAGTCGGCTTCACCAGTCCGGTCGTCCACCTCCACCCGGTAGATCAGAGAGTGGATCGTCGATGCGCCCTCGCAGCCCTTCTTGCGCAGCACGAGCGCGGCCTTGCCGGTGAAGGTTGCGTAAAGGACGGCACCCTTGACCTCGCCCGCCAGCTCCTTCGCCAGCGTGGTTTTGCCGGTACCGGCATATCCAAACATGCGGAACACCTGCGCGCCGCTCGGATCGGCTAGCCAGGCGCGCACGGCAGCAATCGCCTGCTCCTGTTGCGGGGACCAGCTCATGCCGCCAGCCTTTCCGCTTCGGCGCGCAAGGTCATCACGTCCACGCCACACCATGTCGACCAAAGCGCCAGCGCCTTGTCGGTGAAGGCAGCCCGTTCAGCCTCGTTCATCGCACGGTTGCTGGTGGACCACAGCTTGCGGTGAACCTCCCCGCTGGGTAGCCGTAACTCATCGCACATGCGCAGTTTGGCGCGGGTGATATCGTGGAGATCCTGCTCGTCCAGCGTCATGCCGTGCAGATCGTTCAGCAGCGGCACGACCAGATGCGCGACCGCCCAATACAGGCTGCGACGCCGCTGGTTGGCGATGCCACCTTTGATTTCGCAGCGGACGGTGCCCTTGATCTCGCGCATGGCTTCCTCGGCCGCGCGATTGGCGGGGCGAAGCATGCCCAAGTGAGACTTGAACAGCAGCGGCGGGCGGTCGGCGGTGCTCATGCGGCAGACCTTTCATTGCGGGTACGGCGAATTTCGGCAGCGCGCGGGCTGGCGCGGCAGAAGGCGTCGATCAGGGCCTCGACATCGATGCCAGCCCAGAACGTGCGCTCTCCAACCTCGTGCTGGCGAGCGTGATGGTCGCGGCAAAGGCTGACAGCATGCCAGTCGTCAGGCTTCTGGCCCATACCGGCACCTGAGCCGAGGCGGACATGAGCGGCCTCAATCGGCATGCCGGTGCATCCGGCCACGCTGCAATGGTGCGACCGGACAAACGCCAGGTGCGCTTGCGAACGCCATCGGCTGTCGCGCTTTGGCTTCTTGGGGAGGCGGGCGGGCAGCATCAGAAGGGAATCTCGTCGTCGAGGCAATCATCGGCGAAATTCCCGCCTTGGTTACCCCAGCCACCGCGCGCGGCGCCTTGGCGCTCATCCCGCTGATCGCCCCAGCCCTGCCCGCTGCCACGCTGGCTACCGCCCTGATTGTCTTGGGCACCGTCGAGCATGACCAGCTGCGCGCGCGGGCCGCTCAGCACGATCTCGGTGCTGTAGTGATCCTGCCCGCTCTGGTCCTGCCACTTGCGGGTGCGCAGCTGGCCTTCGATGTAGATCTTGCTCCCCTTGCGCAGGTAGCGCTCGGCCACGCCGACAAGGCCCTCCGACTGGATCGACACGCTATGCCACTCGGTGCGCTCCTTGCGCTCGCCGGTCTGGCGGTCCTTCCACGCTTCGGACGTGGCGATGCGCAGGTTCGCGATGCGGCCACCGTTCTGGAAGGACTTGACCTCAGGATCGGCCCCGAGATTGCCGATCAGGATCACCTTGTTGACGCTGGCCATCAGGCTGCCTTTCGTTCTTCGTGGAAAGTGAAGCCAGACAGCCCCTTGCCCCGCCCGGCCTCGGTCTGCGCCAGGCGGTTCGCGTGGCGCTGGATCAGTTCACGCAGGTCGGCCGCAAAGGCTTCATCAGGCAGAAGTGCCTTGAGCGCCGCAGGCCATGCGCCTTCTTCGCCGGTGGGGATCGCCGACCAGGTCGAGCGCAGAGTCTGCGCGCGAAAGCCCTCCCCTCCCCCGACCTTGACCTTTGCCTTGCCGATGCTCTGGGCCTGCTTGATCAGCGACATGGCCTCGGTCATCTTGTCCTGCGCGTCCTCGACGACGGCGAGGTCAGTGGTCGCCTCGGCTTCCTGCCGGGCAGCGAGCGCAGCGGCAGCAGCGGCGGCGGCTTCCTTGGCGGCCTTGGCCTCACGGGCCTTGCGCTCGTTGTCGAGCTTTACCAGCCATCCGGTCGACAGCCGGCCCAGCGCGGCGAGCGCGGTGGTGATCTTGCCATCGGGCGTCCGCTTGAGCCCCTTGGCCATCCAGGCATTGCGCCAGTTGCCAATCTCGGTCAGCGCGTCGTTGTGCGGGCGCTTCTCTTCGTCGGCGGTAGCATCGACCTGCCTGCCAGCCTGCTCAAGCATGCGCACCAGTTTGGCCACCTGGTCAGCCTGCTCCTGAGATTCCAGCGGAACCCCATCGGCCCAATTGCTGGCCTCGGTGAGCAGATCGCCAACATGGACCTCGACCGCATTGCGGCCCGAGAGCTTGGCTGGCTCTTCAAGCGGCGGGCCGCCGTTGTCGCCGATCGATGCGGGCGCGTGTTCGACGGCCATGCGGGCGGCGTGCGCTTCGAGCGCTTCGATCTCGGCCACGCGCTCCGGCGCTTCGCGGCGCAGTTTGGCAGCAGCGGTCGCGGCATGTTTTCCGTTCATGGTGGCAATTTCGACAGGGCCACGCGAGCCCTTGTAGATCGTGGTCATTGGATTGCCTTTCAGAAGTTGGTGTCGCCCAGATCAGCCCCGGCGAATTCGTTCTTGCGGTTCCGCTGCTCACGACTGGCGCGCTCATCGCTCTGGCGCTTTGCCTTTTCTGCGAGCTGGTTCTCCATCACCTGCACAGCATCGTTGAACTGGGCCTCGGTGAGCTGGCCAATATGATCGACCTTGTAGTGACCGCAGAGGATGTCAGGCGTGGTGCTGGTAGCTGCCAGGAGCTGCTGCAACTTGGCGAAGGCATGATCGGGCATGCCACTCGCAGACTTGTTGCTGGCGGCATTCTTGGGCTTCTCGGCCTTATGCTGGTCGCCCTGCGATGCCTGCGTGCCATCTTCGCTCTCGTCGGCATGAAGGTCACCCTTGTGCCAGAGGTCGAGGGCCGCGCCAAAGCGCATAGCGGCATTGCGCAGGGCATCGCCGATCACCTCCTTGATCGCGTCGCCGCCACGCTTGCCATCAGCATGACCATAGCCAAGCCGGGTCTGGCCGCAGACGGTGAGCTTGATCCAGAGGCCACCGGCCTGGTCGAATGCCGGGCTTCCGTCCTGGTTGTGAGCCATCGGCTCCCAGTTCCATTCCGGGTCAGCATCGAGGAGGCGATCAGTCAGTGCGGCGTGGCCGACATAGTCGAGGTGCGCGGCAGGTAGCCCATGCCATCCACCGCATTCGCCACAGCGGCCCTTCTGCGCATCCTTCTTGTACGGCTTCGGCAGCTTTGAAATGAGGTTTGCCGGGAACGGCTCTCGCAGCAGGGCAAGGCCAGTCGGCTTGGTAGATTCGATCTTGGTATGAGCATTCACGACCGGTCCTCCCGGTTGGCATCCCGACCAGCCTCGATGGCTGGGACGCGGTTGAGCGCACAGGGAGAGGCCTGCGAGGCGCGCGTGGAGAGGATGCGGGCCAGCCAGTGGCGGCGCGGCACATGGTGTTGGGCGGCCCACTCTGCCATGCTGGGAACGGCGTAGAGTGGAGGGTGCGCGGTGCCGGTGCGGCACGAGCGCATGGACGGGATCGGGGTATGGATGCGGGTCATTCCGCCACCTCGACCAGCTTACCATCGCGACATGCGTACCAGCGATCAGGCTCGATGCCGTCCTGCCCCACGATACCGCAGGCTACCGACATGATCTTGTAGGATGGATATGGCTCACGCTCGACTGCGAACAGGGCATTTCCGGTCTTTCCGGAGGCGCGGCCCTGATAGCCGGTCGCGCTGGCCGCGCCCTGATAGCCGGTCGCGCTGGCCGCGCCCTGATAGCCGGTCGCGCTGGCCGCGCCCTGATAGCCGGTCGCGCTGGCCGCGCCCT